ACAACCAGTAGTACCATTTCGGAACTCTATACCGAAATCGTAGCCGAAGCATTGTTTGTGGCAAGCGAACAGTCAATAATGAGAAACCTAGTCAGAAACTACACTATTGCAGGTGGCGGTAAGTCTGTTGAAGTACCAATCTATGCAACAGTATCAGCGTCAGCGGTAAACGAAGCAACTGACCTATCAAATACAGCCGTTAACCCAACTTCTGTGACTATAACAGCTAGTGAAGTAGGTGTAATGACCACATTGACCGACTTAGCAAGAAACTCAGCATCACGAAATGTTGCAGGGGATATCGGTAGATTATTCGGTGAAGCTATCGCAAGAAAAGTTGATGCAGACCTATCAGCGTTATTCACAGGCTTTTCAACAGAGAAAGCAGGTGGAGCGGGTCAAGAACTCACAGTGCAAGATATCTTTGAAGCAAGTGCAGAGCTAAGAACAGCAAACGCACCTGCACCATATTACGGAGTCTTCCACCCAAAGCAAATATTCAACGTCAAGAAGTCTTTGACCAACACATTTGTGGGTAGAGATACCGAACTATCAAACGAAGCCATGCGAACTGGTTTTGTAGGAACTATTGCAGGGGTTCAAATCTTTGAATCTTCCAATATTTCTGTCGATGGTTCAGATGATTCTATCGGTGGTGTATTCTCTCAAGATGCTTTAGCGTTAGCGATGATGCAAGACCTAAAGCTAGAAACACAAAGAGATGCTTCATTAAGAGCGGATGAAATTGTTGCAACCGCAGTTTATGGAGTAAGCGAAATACATGATACCTATGGTGTTAAATTAACAGCAGACACACTAGCTACATAAAAACTATGGGGGTGGGAAACTACCCCCTTTTTTTTAAGGGATTATTACAATGGAAATGGTAAAGCTTGTTAAAGGCGATAGGGTAATTGAAAGACGCAAAGTAGATTACGAAAACAATCAAAACATTTGGCATTTACGAGGTTGGAAGCTAGACGATGGTAAGCCAAAAGCACAACCAAAAGTAGAACCAAAGCCAGTAATGGAAGAAGCACCAAAGCCTAAGAAAACCGAAACAAAAAAGGCTGACTAATGGCTACAAATGAATTTAATGTTGCGAATACTAGCCTACAGAAAATACAGCCAGATATTCTAGGTTTTGGTATAACAACTTTTGAAGACCAACTTCAATTTGCTGAAAATGATGTAATTAGGCGTGTCAGAGAAGAATGGTGGGAAAGATACAGGCACACAGTACGCTATAAGGACATTACTAAAATAACGTCAGTAGAAATGGATAGTTCCAAACTCACGGACTCACAATGGACACAATCAGTTGTTTATTTGTGTTTATGGAAGTATGTCTATCCTATTTTGACCAAATGGCGTGACCCAGACACAGGGGAAGGAAAAGACGCTTTCCAAGTGCAGATAGATTTCTACAGAGATAGATATGAAGAAGAATTCCAAGCTATTCTAAGGGATGGGGTTGAATATGATGAAGATGGAGGGGGTACAGTAAGCGATAGCGAGAAAGAACCTATTCATCATCTAAGATTAGTTCGCTAATGGCAGTAGATTTAAAAGTTGACGTTAATTCTATAGAGGTCACAAGACTTTTAAAAAGAATTACAAGAAAACAAAAGGCGGTCATACAGAAATCATTGAACAGGGTGTCTAATATGGCGATGCTGATGATTACAAAGCGTACACAGTCGGGTAAGCTACCAGATGGGGGTCAAATGAGGGCATACGCTAAAGGCACAGTCAGAAGCAGAAAAAAGAGGGGTAGACAAACAGGGTTTGTAGACCTTACCGATACTGGTAAGATGTTTCGTAGTTTAGATTTCAAAACAATGGGTACAAAAAGCACTTTATTCTTCTCAAACATGGAAAGAGCAAAGATTGCTAGTTTTCACGACACATTCGGGGTAGGTAAAAGAAAAATAACAAGACCATTCTTTGCAATAGGCAATAAAGAAGAAGATAAGCTAAAAGCAGAGTTTGCTAGTTTTTATTTCAAAGAAATGCGGTTATGAGCAAAAGAGAAAACATAGCAGGTGATATAATTACAAAGCTTGATGCGGTGACAAGTCCTATTGAGTTCAAAAAGATTACACGAGAACCCTTTGAGGTTGAAGAACTAAGTGACGCACAATTTCCTGCTTTATTCGTTCAGTCTGGTGACGAAACAAGGGAAGTGGCAAGCATAGGTGACACAGGTGCAGGTATATATAGAGGAACAATAGATTTTCTGATTGTGGCTTTTGGCAAGGGTACAGACTCCAACATCGACACAGTTCGCAACCAAATAATAGAAGTGGTTGAAGAAACCTTGGATAATGATATAACTAGAAATGGTAATGCTATAGATACCCAGATTATTGACGCATCAACAGACGAGGGTACAATATATCCTTATGGTGGTGTACGAATAACAGCGAGGGTAATGTATGAATTTACAAGAGGGAGTGCATAATGGCAAAAGATATTACAATGAAAAAGGGTGATGAAACAATTACCATATCACAAGATTTTATAGACCATTACATTAAATTGGGATATAAATTAGAAAATGAAAAGGCTGTAAAAAAGGCAGTCAAAAAACCCGAACCAGAAGAAAAGGAGGTCTAAATGGCTACGCATCATGGGAAAGAGGGAGTTGTAACAGTAGGCGGTACAGCTATCGGTAATGTTACTGGATTCACCTTAGACACTACACACGACGTTGTTGAGGATACATCTTTAGGTGATACAGCAAAAACATTCAAAGCAGGTAGAGGAACATTCACGGCTTCTATAGATATGAACTACAATGAAGAAAATTCACAGCAAGCTTCATTGTTACAGGGTTCAAGTCTTAGCTTTGTATTCTTACCAGAGGGTAATGATTCTGGTGATGAAAGTTTTAGCGGTACTGGTATTGTTACTGGAATGTCAGTTGGTGTTACTTTAGATGGCATGACAACCAGAACTGTTTCTTTACAAGGTAATGGAGCAATAACCATCGGAACAGTCTAATGTCAGACCAAAACATTGACTACTTTGATGGTATTCGTGACCATTTCAGTCAGCTAGACACACAGATTATCGAAGTTCCAGAGTGGGGTTTGACAGGCGATAAGGCTATTCACACCAAGCCATTCAATATGCTTGAGAAACAAAAGATTTTCAAGGGTGCTACAAATACCGATTTGCTTGTACTCATTGACGTTATCATTGAAAAAGCCTTAACGAAAGATGGCGAAAAGATGTTTAACGCCAAGCACATTCTAGCCTTCAAAACAAAAGCTGACACAAATGTAATTGCAGATGTTGCCACAAAGATAATGGGAACTGGTAATGAAGATATTGAGGATTATAAAAAAAACTAAAGAATGATGTAGAATTACACAACATATTTGGTTTAGCCGAAAAGCTTCACAAAACAGTTTCCGAAATCTTGCAAATGTCTGTTGAAGAATTTAATATGTGGATTGCTTACTTTCAAATCCAACATGAAGAACGAGAACGACAAGAACGACTAGCAAAGGCAAGTAGATAAGTGGCAACAAAAAACGTAAATATAGACATCATAGCGAAGGACAAGACCAGACAAGCTATGAAGTCAGCCACAACAAGCGTTGATAAACTCAAGCAATCGGTCTTCAACCTTAGAAATGCCCTTGTTGGTATTGGTGCAGGTGTAACACTCAAGTCATTCGTTGATGTTGGTAGGCAAGTTGAGTCATTACAAATCAGACTTAAATTCTTATTCGGTAGCGTTGAAGAAGGTGCAAAAGCTTTTGATGTTATGTCAAAGTTCGCATCGAGAGTACCTTTTAGCCTTGAGCAAATACAAGCAGGTGCAGGTAATTTAGCCGTTGTTGCAAAAGATGCAGAAGAACTATCTAAGGTTTTAGAAATAACAGGGAACGTCGCAAGTGTTACTGGTCTTGATTTCCAAACAACAGCGGAACAAATACAGCGTTCATTATCAGCGGGCATTGCTAGTGCGGATATTTTTAGGGAAAGAGGTGTTCGGGATTTACTAGGATTCAAGGCGGGTGCTACAGTAACCGCAGAAGAAACAGCCGAAGCATTTGAAAGAGTATTTGGAAAAGGTGGAAGGTTTGCGGGTGCAACAAGCGATTTGGCTAATACCTTAACTGGTACGTTATCCATGCTTGGCGATAAGCTATTTAATTTTCAGAAAGAGGTAGCAGAAGGATTTCTTGTAGGACTAAAAAGAGAATTTGGCGAGTTAGATAAATTTTTTCAAGATAACCAAGAGCAAATTGACAAGATTGCAAAATCAATAGGTGTTGGACTATCAAACGCTGTTATAGGATTTGGTTCAGCGGTACAATTCGTAGCAGAAAATTTTAGAATACTTAAAGCGTTTGTTGCGGGCTTCATTGCCTTTAAACTTGTAGGGGTGGTGACTAAGCTTGCTTCCGCCTTTCGGCAAGTCTTCATCACATTATCGGGGATAACAGCTTTATCGGGTGCTAAAGGATTGACAGTTTTTGCGGGTGCTGTAGGTGCTATTACTACAGCAACTATGTTGCTTCCAGACCCCTTAGAAAAAGCAGAAGAAGCACTCAAAAAATTAACAAGAAAAGAACTAGAAAGAGATATTTTAAAAACAGTAACGGCAATTCGTGAACTTACAGTTCAGAATAAAGACCTTGAAGAATCAATGAAAAAAATAAAACCCGACTTTGGAAAAAAGGTTAGGGACGCTTTTAAAGAATCAAATGGGGTAATGCTTGACAATAATGACATAGCTGTAAAACAACTTGATTTATATCAAGGTATGGTTGATGTTTTTAGCAAAAATGAACAAAAACTTATAGATTTAAACGAAAAACTTCTTCTATTAGATAAAACACAAAAAGCAGTTATTGCAAGCTCTAAGGAGTCGTTCGAATCGTTAGGACAAGCACCTTTTGCAATGGGTGGTAAGATTGCACAAGTAAGTAAAAAACAAACGGACGCAGTAAAAGAAACAACAAAAGCGGTTTTGGATTTAGCGGATGCAATGGATGGTGCAAAACAAGCGGTGTCTGATGCACTCGATTTTCAAGATACAGGTCTTTTCTCAAACTTTTCTAAGGGTTTTAAAGAAGTTGCTAATTCACAAAGAGAGATGTTTGAACAAATGCGTGAGATAGGTGCGGAATCGTTTGACAGACTCAAAACATCACTAACAGATTTTGTAATGACAGGAAAACTAAGTTTCAAAGATTTAGGAACTTTTGTAGTTCGGTCAATGGTCGATATGCTTATAGGGCAAGCCATAAAAAGTGCTTTAGATAATTCAGTTGCTATGTTCAAAGCAAGTTCAATTAAGAAAGCCATGATAAGCTTGTTTGAGGGTGCAATGAAAACTTTTGCTTCTATACCCTTTCCATTCAACATTGCGGTTGTAGGAGGAGCTTTAGCCTTTGGAACAGGAATAGTAAATAAAATAAGAGGGTTTGAAAAAGGTGGTAGACCGCCAGTGGGTCAAGCAAGTATTGTCGGTGAAAAAGGTGCAGAACTCTTTGTACCAGACCAAGCAGGAACAATAGTACCAAATGACAAACTAGGCATGGGTAAACAAGTCACAGTTAACTTTAATATCAATACTGTAGATGCTAGGGGTTTCAACGAATTGTTGGTAAATAGTAGGGGTGTAATCGTAAATCTTATTAATAGTGCTATGAACGAAAAGGGTAAGATGGCAGTCGTATGAGTGGAGCATTACCAAAAACAGATTTCACAGCTATCAATATCAAGAGCAATCAAAAAACTTTGTTCAGTGAAACAGATAGCGGAAAGACATTTAGAAGACAGGTGCAAGGTCAACGCTTTAGTTTTACTCTTTCGTACCCTCCCATGACTAGAGCAGACTTTGCACCAGTGATGGCTTTCA